GTGGTTTATCTTCTAAATTTGCAACAGGTCAACCTACACAATATTACGTACAAAGATTTATAGATAAAATTACAATCACTTTATATTTAACACCAGGAACAGATCAGGTGAATAACGTTATTCAATATTACTATGCTAAAAGAATTCAAGATGTTGGAGCTTACACAAATGCAACAGATGTTCCATATAGATTTGTTCCATGCATGTGCGCGGGACTTGCTTATTATGTAGCACTTAAACTTGCTCCACAAAGAGTAGAAGGATTAAAATTATTATACGAAGATGAATTAAAGAGAGCATTAGAAACTGATGGATCTTCTTCAAGTTCATTTATAACTCCAAAAACTTATTATCCAAATGTCTAATCTATCAAGAGGAAAATATTCTTATATGATCTCTGACCGTTCTGGTTGTAGATTTCCATATCAAGAAATGGTTCAAGAGTGGAATGGTTCATGGGTACATACTTCTGAATTTGAAGCTAAACAACCTCAATTAGAACCAAAACCAACAACAGCTGATCCACAAGGTTTAAGATATGCGCATCCAGATAGAATTGAACCACCAGTAATTGTAGTTTTAACTTTAAATCCTTTTTCAACAACTAAGTATGCAGGTTCTACTTATATAAATGTTTATTCAGAAGATCATGGAAGATCAACTGGCAATATCGTAAGATTTAGAGGCCCGCCGCAAGTTAATATTATAGGCACACCTTCTAGAGAAGATTCTTTTGATGACGTTCCTTCATTTGATAATGTTACAGATATTTCAAATGCAAATGGATTTACAATCACAGTTGGAAAAATTGATTCATCTGGTATTGTAAGTGATACTTTAAATTATTTTTATTTTTTAAGTACAAGTACGGCAACAACAGGAAATATATCTGGCGGCGGGGCACAATGTTCTGCAGGACCAGTAACACTACAAGCTTAATATGACATATTCAGAATTAGTTACAAAAATTAGAGATTATACAGAGGTAGATTCTAATGTATTTACTTCAACTATTATTAATGGGTTTATTGAAAATGCAGAGTTTAGAATATTAAGAGATGTAGATTCTGATAATAACAGAAAATATGCAACAGCTTCTGTGGTGGTAACTCAAAAATATTTTAATACACCTGCAGATTTATTAGTTATTAGATCTGCACAAGTATTTAATACAGATGGAACCATATCTTTTTTAGATGTTAGAGATATGACATTTATTAATGAATATAATCAAAGCAATACTACAGGAATACCTAAATATTATGCAAATTGGGATGAAGATACTGTTATTGTAGCACCTACCCCAGATCAAGCTTATACAATTCAAGTAAATTATATATTGAAACCAACTGGATTATCGGCTACAACTGCAAATACATATTTAAGTCAACAATTTCCCAATGGCTTATTATATGCTTGCCTAGTTGAGGCTTATGGATTTTTGAAGGGTCCAAATGATATGTTGCAATATTATGAAAATAGATATAAGCAAGCTATCGAAGGATTCTCATTAGAACAAATGGGAAGAAGACGAACTGATGAGTTTCTAGATGGAGAACCTCGTATAGCTCGAAAACCACAATAAGGAGAAACAAGTATGGCTATTACACAAGCGTTACCAAATAGTTTTAAAAAACAACTATTAGATGGTGATCAAGATTTTTCAACTTCAGGCGGTGGTGGAGATAAATTTAAATTAGCTCTTTACGTATCAACAGCAACATTAGGTGCAGCAACAACTTCTTATACAACAGGTGGTGAAGTAAGTTCTTCTGGAACAAATTACACAACAGGTGGAAAAGCATTAGTAAATTCTGGAACATCTCTTGTATCAACAGTTGCTTTTACAGATTTCGCTGATTTATCTTTTCAAAACGTTACTCTAACTGCTAGAGGTTGTTTGATATATAATACATCATTTAGTAATTCTGCAGTTGCAGTGTTAGACTTTACGACTGATAAAACAGCTACAGCAGGAACATTTACAATTCAATTCCCAGCATTTACAAGTTCAGCAGCTATTATCAGAATCTCTTAATAGGAGTAATCTGGCATGGCCAATTCTTGGGGAGAATTAAGTTGGAGTGCCGGTTTATTTGGTGAACAAAATAATTCATCTGTTCAACTTGATTCACAATCTTTAACATCATCTTTAAATTCTGTTTTAGTTACAGCGGAAGTAAATGAAGGATGGGGTGCATATACTTGGGGATTAACTGGTTGGGGAACTAATACAGCGAGTCCAATTGTTGAAGTAACTGGACAATCATTAACATCAAATTTAAATTCAGTATCTCTTTCTATTAGTGGATCTGTTATACCAACAGGAATAAATTTATCTACATCTTTAAATTCTGTTTCAATTGTTGGAACAGCTAATATTTCTTTAACTGGAGAATTAGCAAATTTAACTTTAAATAGTGTTGATGCTTTTCCTGTAACGTTTGTTTCAGTAACAGCACCAGGAACACCTACAACATGGGGAAGTGGAAGTTGGGGAAGTGGTTCTTGGGGAGAAAATATTGGTCTTAGTTTATCTCAAGGTACTACTACAGTTGATGTAATAAATCCTGCACCTGTTACAGGACAATTATTAAGTACATCTTTAAATTCAGTAACTGTCACAGGAACAGCTAATCTTACTTTAACTGGTCAAACATTATCCGCTCAGTTGAGTAGTGTTGGTATTACTGCTGATGGTAATGTTTCAATTCCTGTATTTGAAAATCCATTAAGTTTAGCACTTGGAAATGTGGATCCAGGTCCAGATGCCAATTTAACTGGTCAACAATTAACTTTAGGTTTTAATGGGGCTGTAGATATAGATATAGCTGTTGTAGCTATTTTAACAAGTCAACAATTAACTACAGCATTAAATTCTGTATCTATAGATTTAAATACCCCTGTTAATGTAACAGGTCAAAGTTTAACATTAGCTTTAAATTCAATATCTACTAAAATAGATGTTTCTATAAATGTAACTGGATTTGGCTTGACAGGAGCAACCGGACAGTTATATGTAACGGCTTGGGCTCCAGTTGATCCTGGTCAGTCAATAAATTATACAGGTGTAAATACTGGTCAATCCGTAAATTGGACAGAAGTGGCTGCATAATATAGAGGTTGTATTAATTGACAAAAACTGATAAATATTTTAATAAGAACAAAATAAGGAATTAAATGGCTACAATATATTCTTCAGATCTTAAGCTATCCATAATGGCAACTGGCGAAAACGCTGGTACATGGGGCCAAATTACAAATACAAATTTATATCTATTACAACAAGCAATTGGTGGATACGAAGCAATTTCTATTGCTGGTGGAGCTCAAACAACAGCTCTTACAATGTCTAATGGTGCAATTTCTAATGCAAGAAATGCAGTTATAAAATTAACAGGAACAATTACAGGTAATCAAGTAGTAACTATTCCAACAGCAATTGAAAAAACATACGTTGTAGCTAATGGCACAGTAGGTGCTTTTACAGTTGAATTTAAACAAGCAGGTGGAACAGGTGTAACTTTTGCAGCTGCAGATAAATCAACTAAAATACTATTTGCAGATGGAACAAATATTGTGGAAACAGGAAATACTACTCCAATTATTACTCAAATTAATGACACTAATGTTAATGAACAAATTAAATTTACAACAACTGCAAGTGCAGTAAACGAATTTACAATTACAAATGCTGCAACAGCTAATGCCCCTGAAATTTCAGCAACGGGTGATGATACTAATATTGATCTTAAAATCACTCCAAAAGGATCAGGTAAAATAAATTTAGATGGAATTAAATTTCCAAATGCAGATGGATCTTCTGGACAATTTTTAAAAACAGACGGATCAGGTTCTTTAAGTTTTGCAGACTCTGGTCTTGCATGGCAATCAGTTGTTACAACAAGTACTATAACTGTTGTAGCAGGTAGAGCATATTTTATAAATACAACTTCAAATGCTTGTACAGTAACTTTACCTTCAGGAACACCGACTGCAGGGGCTCAAGTTCAATTAGTAGATTACGCAGGAACTTTTGATACCAATGCAGTTACAATTAATCCAAACGGAAATAAAATAGAAGGTGGAACAGCTAATTTAGCATTAACAGGTGAAAGAGAAGGTGTAATTTTAACTTATATAGACGCAACACAAGGTTGGTTAGCGACATCAGGAATTAATGAAGGAACAGATGCTTTATCACCACCACCTTATTCAGTAGATTTTTTAGTAGTAGGTGGAGGTGGTGCAGGAGGAAATGAAGATGGAGGTGGAGGTGGTGCAGGAGGATTTAGAACATCTACTCAATCAGTATCAGTTGGAACAGTAATTACAGTAACAGTTGGTGATGGTGGAACTGGACAAGGTACAGCTGCCGCAGGTGGTAATGGTACAGCTTCATCAATATCTGGTTCAGGTTTAACAACAATATCATCAGCAGGTGGTGGTGGTGGTGGGAGTGATACAGGTGATACTCCTGCAGGTTCTCAAAATGGTCAAAATGGTGGTTCTGGCGGTGGTGGTGCTGGACAAGGTGCATTACCCTCATCAGGTGGTTCTGGTAACACTCCAAGTACATCTCCAAGTCAAGGAAATAATGGTGGTGCTGGTTTTCAAAGAACATCTCCATTTAATGAATCTGGTGGAGGAGGAGGTGGTGCTAGTGCAACAGGCACTAATGCTTCTGCTGGTACTGGTGGTAATGGTGGTAATGGTACAGCTTCATCAATAACTGGTTCTTCTGTAACAAGAGCAGGTGGAGGAGGTGGTGGAACTGGGGGTGCAACAGCAGGAACTGGTGGAACTGGGGGTGGTAGAGATGGTGTAACAACGGATACAACTCCTACTGCAGCAACAGCTAATTTAGGTGGAGGAGGTGGTGGTTCTGGAGGTAATGGAGGAACTAATGGTGGTAACGGAGGAAAAGGAGTTGTTATATTAAGTGTACCAACTGCAAATTATTCTTCAACTACAACAGGTTCACCAACAGTTACAACATCTGGAAGTAATACAATAATGCAATTTAATGGTTCAGGAAGTTACACGGGATAATATATGGCATCATTCGCAAAAATAGGATTAAATTCAAAAGTAATAGAAGTACTTTCAGTAGTTAATGAAGTTCTTCATGATTCTAATGGAGTTGAACAAGAAGCTATTGGAATTGATTTTCTAACTAAACTTACAGGTTATCCTGTATGGAAACAAACATCTTATAACACTTATGGGGGTGTACATAATAATGGCGGAACACCTTTAAGAAAAAATCATGCAGGAATAGGTTATACTTATGATGAAGACAGAGATGCATTCATTCCTAAAAAACCTTTTAATTCTTGGGTATTAAATGAAGATACTTGTCTTTGGGAAGCACCGATAGCTAAACCAAAAGATGGCAATAAGTATCGTTGGAAAGAACAAACTTTATCTTGGCAAATAGAAGATTAGTATGATATAATATAAATACAAATGAAAGTTATAGATATATTCAAAACCCCCATACTTAAATTTAAGTTGAACATTAATCTAAAAGATTGGATTGATTATAGTTTAAATTTAGAAAAAAATTCACATTACGAAACCAAAAGCAATTCTTCTGGGTTTCACTCTAAAGATTTAAATAGAAACGATAAAGTTGTTAATTCATTTATTAATGAAATAAATCCTTGTTTAAAAGAAGCTAAAAATATTTTTGCATTAAATAAAGATTTAATAGTTGATAATATCTGGGTAAACATTAATAGATTTAAAGATTATAATAAATTACACAATCACCCATTAAGCATAATATCTTCTGTTTTTTATATTAAAACAAACAAAGATGCTGGAAATATTTATTTTTTAAACAATAATGAAATAGACACCTTTGTTCATACTAAACATATTTCACAATATAATGACTATAATTGTCAAAGTGTTTCTTTTGAAATAGAAGAAAATGTTTTGTTATTATTTCCATCTTGGTTGAAACATTATGTAAATCCAAATTTAAGTAATCAAGACAGAATATCTTTATCCTTTAATACTATTTTTAAAAATTAAAAAAATGATAAACTCAACTATTAATAGCATATTTCCAACTCCTATCTATATCTCTAAATTAGATAGAGAATTAACACCATTAGAA